TTACAGGAGTTTTATGATAAATATTTGCCTGGTAATAGTACTGTAAATATAAATAATGATAATTTCATTGTGCATACTAGTGATTTAAGTGTGGGTATAGAGAACTGTTCCTTAGATATTTCCAAATCAAACGTGGTCGTGCCAAATGTGCCAAGTGTTATACCTAAACTTAGAACGGCCATGGAATTCAAAAGAAAACCGGGGCTTACTGAAAATGTGCTTGCCATGATTAAAAGAAACTTTAATGCCCCGGAATTGATGTCAGTGGTGGATAATGAAGCGGTGGCAATGAAGGTGGTGGACAAGCTTTTTTCGACGGTATTGACCGGGTCCTTCGATGGGTCCGTGACACCCTCGCTCATTGATTTCGAAGAGTGGTATATGAGGCAAGAGGCCTCTACATTGGGGCAAATCAAAAATACCACGCACATGTCTGCTCTGGACACATATAAGCACATCATCAAGGAGACACCTAAGGCCAAATTGGACCTGAGCATCCAGAGTGAGTATCCAGCTTTACAGACAATAATTTATCATGAAAAGGACGTTAATGCGCTATTTGGGCCGATTTTCGCATTTCTTACGGAGCGTCTGTTGGAAATGATAGACCAGAACCGTTTCATGATATATACGAGGAAAACAGTGGAGGACATTGAAAACTTTTTCCTTGGTATAAGTACTTCGAGTAATTTGGAAGTGCTTGAGCTGGATATCTCTAAATATGATAAATCTCAGAATGACTTCCATCAGGCTGTGGAAATGCTCATCTGGGACAGGCTTGGTTTAGATGCGATCCTTGGGGAAATGTGGAAACGCGGGCACCAGCTCACCACGGTGAAAGATTATAAAGCTGGTATTCGAACTCAGTTGTGGTATCAAAGAAAATCAGGTGATGTAACAACTTTTATTGGTAATACCCTGATTATAACCGCCTGTATGGCAAGTATAACTGATCTGGACAAATGTGTCAAAGCCGCGTTTTGCGGCGATGACTCAATTGTCTTGTTCCCTAAAGGAATGGAATATAGATCCACTATGGAACTTGCTGCCTTACAGTGGAATTTCAACGCTAAATTGCTTGTAAAAACACATGGTTATTTTTGCGGCAAGTTCATAGTAATGCATGAGTCTGGTTGTAAAGTGTTTCCTGACCCTTTGAAGATTATAACCAGACTGGGGAATAAAAATTTGAAGAATGAGGAACATATTGAGGAAATGCGTGTGTCATTAATGGATTTAACGAAGAGTTATGGTAACTCTGCTTATATTCATCTCTTAGACGACGCATTTAATGAAGTGTATGCCGGGGGTGGTTCGTGTCAGTACGTTTTGAATTGCATGTGGAAGATAATAACTGACAGGAACTTGTTTAGAGATTTGTTTGTGATAGTTGATAATGGCAGCTGCACTGACCGAGTTAGAGAAAAAGGATCAGCAGGAAACCACCGAGGTCGCCGGATCGACGGACGTGGCAAAGAAAACATCGGACAGCACGTTATCGGTACCGCAGGCGGTACAGAAAACCGCAGCTACAGCAGATATGCGGAAGGAGTTTCTGAAACCAAACAGGTACAGAGAGTGGAAGGAAAAGTTGGGGCTGACCGCTCCCAAGTACAAGTTGATAACATTCGACATAGCATCGAACATGAAGGACACTGGGGTCACATTCTT